GCGTGAGACGGCAAGAATGCAGATCGAAGCGTCACGTCAGCGCAGACTGGCTAGAAAGAGGAAAGAAGAAGCGGTATGGGTTGGAGCAATCCTTTTCGTCGTGGCGTGGTACGCAGGAGTACTAATAATGCTTCGTCTGAGTCAGACGTACCGTGGGCTCTACTCGTCGCCGTGGTGGTCTTGTGTTTTGTGCTAGTGATTGCACTACCTGTAATGGGTGTGATGTACATGGACATGAACAACGCGCTGTACCGTGCAGCAGAAGAGACCCGCAAGATGAAGGAATTGCGGATAAAAGTTCTACGTGAAATGAGGGGTGAAGAATGAGTGTGTTGACACTTGGGCAACTAAAGCAAATGCTTCCAAAGAACCCGTACGTAGCTGACTGGCATGAGGCCTTGTCGCAGCTACTGCCCGACTACGACATCAATACGCCTCAGAGGATTGCAGCGTTCGTTGCTCAATGTGCTCACGAGTCCGGGAACTTCATGGTGCTTAAAGAGAACCTGAACTACAGAGCCGCAACACTGCGCAAGATATTCCCTAAATACTTCCCTAACGATGCAATTGCCAATGACTACGCGACAAGGCTCAACAAGCAGATGCACATCGCAAGCCGTGCGTACGCAAACCGCATGGGCAACGGCGACGAGGCCAGCCTAGAGGGCTGGAAATTTTGCGGGCGCGGGTTAATTCAGTTGACGGGCAAAAATAATTATCAAGCATTTGCTGACAGTCTGGAGATGGACATCGACGACGTGCCTGAGTATCTGGGGACATTTGAAGGTGCTGCTCAGTCTGCTTGCTGGTTCTGGGAGACGAATAACCTAAACAAGTGGGCCGACGCTGGGGACATCAAAGAACTGACCCGCAGGATTAACGGTGGTTACATTGGTCTGGAGGATCGGATCAAGCACTACAACCATGCACTGCACGTAATGGGAGGCTGATATGGAAAAGAAGTCAAAGAGCGAACAGGCTAAAGACGACTGGATGAACACGAAGTGGCGTCCTGCCATGGGCTGGATGTACATGGGTGTATGTATTTTCGACTTCGTGCTGGCCCCGATCCTGTGGGCTACGATTCAATTCTGGGAAACTCAGGCGGCTAACGATGCCTTCCGTCAGTGGCAACCTATGACGCTGCAAGGTGCTGGCCTGTTCCATATGGCTATGGGCGCGGTGCTTGGTCTGGCTGCTTGGGGCAGAACTCAGGAGAAACTTAACGGCACGGCCAGCAACAACGTCCCGGAAATCCCTGTGGCCCCCACAGCCTCGGTAACACCCCGTCAAGTACAAGTTGTAGCCGAACCCGTTGTATCCGTTAATGGTAAGAAAGCACCCCCACCTGCTCATGAACCGGAGATTTAAATGAAGAAACTTATTGCACTTATTGCGTTTGTTCCACTTATTGCGTTTGCGGGCGGTGAAATGAAGAAGGTCTGCCGGGAAGACCCCAAGACCAAGAAGGAAGTCTGCAAGACCATCAAGGTCCATAAAAAGCTCGAAGGCAAGAAAGTGCCGGGTCAGAAATGAACCCGTGGCTGATCGTTGGGTTTGTCTTAGCGATTGCCGGGTCGTTCGTGGGCGGGTATTATAAAGGCAATTCTGCGGGCATGGCAAAAGTGAAGCAGCAGTGGGATCAGGAACGGTTGCAACAGCAGGGTGAGCACATCCAAGCACTGAGTGATGCCCGTATAAAAGAGCAAAACCTTCAGCTTCAGGCCGACCGGCTACGTGAGGAAAAAGACAATGAGATCAGGAACCTTAACGCTCGTGCTACTGCCCTTTCTAACAGCTTGCGGGACCGTCCGAGTCGCGCCACCACCGTTGCCGGTACCGTGTCCAGTTCCACCGGCCTTAGCTGCCCCGCCCTCACCTGTACTGGAGCAGAACTTTCTAGAGAGGATGGAGAATTTCTTGCGGGGGAAGCTGCCAGAGCCGACGAAGCCCGCACCCTCCTCAAGCAGTGCTACGACCAATACAACGCCGTAAGGCAAAAGTAAGGAATAGCAATGCCGTTACAAAAACTACAATTTCGTCCGGGTGTAAACCGTGAGGGAACCACGCTTTCCAACGAAGGGGGTTGGTACGACTGCGATAAAGTGCGGTTCCGCTCTGGTTACCCGGAAAAAATTGGTGGTTGGGCGGCGTTGTCCTACAACACCTTTATCGGCGTGTGCCGGTCGTTGTTTAACTGGGTTACTCTTAATGGGGCTAACCTTTTAGGCGTAGGCACTAGTCTTAAATTTTATGTTGAAAGCGGCGGGGCTTACTACGACATTACCCCCATACGACTCAACACAACTAACACTACTACGTTTGCAGCGGTAGACGGCTCTACGACGCTCACGGTTACAGATACAGGCGTGTCTCAATTACAGGTAGGGGACTTTGTCACTTTCTCTGGTGCAGTTAGCCTTGGCGGTGACATAACAGCAACAGTTCTCAACTCTGAGTTCCAGATACAAAGTGTCCTATCGGGCACCCAATACACCATAATTTCCTCCGTTGCGGCAAACGCTTCTGATACAGGTGATGGCGGTGCTAGTACTGATGCTGCGTATCAAATAAATACGGGCCCCTCTGCTAATACAACCGGTACCGGGTGGGGTGTATCCCCGTGGGGCGGGTTCATATCCGCTGTATCTGCGTCTACGCTAAACGGTAATATTGATGCTGTGACCGCTACTATTACCGTATTTGACACTACGGCGTTTTCTGCGACTGGTGACATATGGATTGCTGGCGAGTACATTACTTATACCGGAACAACTGCAACAGACTTTACTGGTTGCGTACGTGGGGCGGAGGGCACTACTGCGGCTTCGCATTCTTCTGGCGTACAAGTATTACAAGCTACAACGTTTCCGGGTTGGGGGGAGGCGTCTAGCAGCTCTACTATTTCTATAAGCCTTCGTTTGTGGAGTCAGTCCAACTTTGGTGAGGAGCTACTCTTTTCTCCTCGTGGCGGTGCTTTGTTTTTATGGCAACCCGGTTCTGGCACAACACCAGCGTTTGGTACTCGCGGCACGGTTGTTTCTGGCACTGATGTACCCTCTCAAATTAACCAGATTCTGGTGTCGGACTCGACGCGGATTGTTATTTGTTTTGGGTGCAATGACTACGGTACATACAACACGACACCGCTCGATCCACTGCTTATTCGCTGGTCTGAACAAGAAAGCTTTACCGGTTGGACCCCAGCCATTACTAATCAAGCAGGTAGCTTCCGTTTGTCACGCGGGTCCGAAATCATTGGTGCACTTCAAACACGGCAAGAAATTATTGTTTGGACCGACGCTGCTATCTACTCTATGCAATACCTCGGACCTCCGTTTGTGTGGGGCTTCACGCTTCTTGCTGACAATATCTCGATTGTTTCTCCCAACGCTATTGCTACTGCGGCAGGTGTCGTTTACTGGATGGGCGTGGATAAGTTCTACATGTACGCTGGTCGGGTTGAGACGTTGCCTTGCTCAGTACGTACGTACGTCTTTAACGATATTAATCGAGAGCAAGAGGCGCAGTTCTTCGCTGGCACCAATGAGGGGTTTAGTGAAATCTGGTGGTTCTATTGCTCTAGTAATTCATCGACGGTGGACCGCTACGTCATCTTTAACTACCTTGACCGGGTCTGGTATTACGGTACGTTAAATCGTACGGCTTGGATAGACTCACCGTTGCGGCAGTTCCCACAAGCTGCTACAAACGGCAACTTAATTGTGTTCCACGAAGCGGGGGTGGACAATGGCGAGACTAACCCACCCAGTGCAATTAATGCGCACATACAGTCGTCAGACTTTGATATTAATGACGGGCACAACTATGGGTTTGTGTGGCGGATGTTGCCGGATATAACATTTGACGGCTCTAACACTGGGGGTGAAACAAGCAATATGCCGTTCGTGACGTTTACAGTGCGTCCAAAACAAAACCCCGGCTCAGGTTATGGTGTCTCTACAACTCCATCGGTGACTTCCGCGCAGAGTTATGCCGGGCAGACAAGCTACAACGTGCAGCAGTTTACTGAGATTATTTACAGTCGGGTGCGCGGTAGACAGATGGCGTTTAAGGTAGAGTCCAACTCGCTGGGTACCCAGTGGCAGCTTGGTGTGCCTCGTATTGATGTACGTCCGGATGGAAGAAACTGATGGCAGGTGAAAATTACTTACTCGCCACAAAAGCCCCAGCCCTGCCATTTGCGCCGGTTGAGTTTGATCGTGGGTACACGGATACAACGCACAACATCCTGCGCCAGTACTTCCTCACGCTAGACAACGTTACGGGCCAGTTATTGGCAGCAAACGGCGGGCGGTTTTTAAGTTTCCCCCACATCGCAGCGCAGGACACCACTGACCAACGTACAACCGACGATACGGCGACCAAAGTACTGTGGAATACGCTGGATTCAGGGCTTGGGTTTACGCTTAATCTTGACAGCACAGCAACTGCGGCACACACCGGCGTCTACAAAATTGACTATAGTTTACAGTTTGTTAATACAGATAACGCAGTTCATGATGCTTTTGTTTGGTTAAAAGTAGGCACTACGGATATTGTCGGGTCAGCGAGTAAGTATACGGTGCCAGAAAGGAAAAGCGCTGGGGTCTTTGGGTATTTGGTCGCTTACTCCAGTGTTACTTTTCAGATGAATGCAGGTGAATCCGTAGCACTGTATTGGGCGACATCACAAGCCGATGTAGTTAGCCCCGCCGCAGACGGTATCTATATAGAAGCTATTGCCGCGCAATCCAGCCCGTTTGTAATGCCCGCTATTCCGTCAGCCATTGGGTCGATTGTGTTTGTGAGTGGGATACCAGCATGATAAACTTTGACAAATTTTTCAGGATGAGGTAACGATGAGCCTCCATACTCTAGCCAACCATTTGCAGAGCGCAGGTCGTGGGGAGGACAAGGTCCTCGTCCATATGACGCCGGGTGAAGTCAACGGACTGCAATCTCTTGCCATGGCGCAAGGCGGCTCCCTTACAATTAACCCAGAGACCGGCCTGCCTGAAGCCGGGATATTGCGCTCGTTGCTACCGATGATTGCTGGTTTTGCATTAGGTCCTGCGGGGTTCAAATTAATGTCGGCGGCGCAGGCTGGCCTTGCAGTTGGCGCGGCTACTGGCTTGGCAACAGGTAGTTTAAAAGATGGCATCATGGCGGGTATGGGCGCATACGGCGGCGCTGGTCTGGGTCAGGGTTTGATGGCTCAGGGTGCGCAAGGTGCTGCGGGGGCAGGAGCAGGGATAAACCCCGCCGCGGCAGGTCAAGTAGGACTTCAGACCGGAACCAGTAACGCAGCTAACGTATTCGCTAACACTGCGGACGATGTGGCACTGGCAAACTACCGTACCTTTGGCGCTAATGCGGGGGGTGCTGGGTCAGGGGTTAACCTAAACACAGGTTTTGCAAACCAAGGGTTGCAGCTAAACGCTATGGGCACGCCAACGGCGGCGTCTGGACTGGCCCCATCGGTTAAAAATGCGTCGGCGTATTCCCCGACAAACACAGGCGTCCCGTCGTACGCAAAACCACCTACGCTACAGACGGGCAACCCACCTAGAGTTATAGAAATAACAGACCCCGGTTACCGCGAGTACGTAGCTCCGGGATTTGACCCCGGGAAAGTTAACCCCAAAGAAACAATAGGTAGTTTCCGGTGGGAGAACGGGCGTATTGTAGATCCAAGAAACATTCATGGCGTTCCCTACGATCCGACCGCCCCCTCTGCGGCTATCCCAACGTCCACAACTTCCCAGCCGTTTGCTGGGGGTATTCAAGGTCAGTACGCAGGCCCATCCGGTGCAATGCAAACCCCACAACCCATATCCCGCCCATTTTCTGATCGCATGTCACAGCTTGGTCGGGGCGCTAAAGAATCTTTTTCCAGTGTAGAAGGTTTGAAGGGCTTGTATGACGCAATGCCGGAGTATTCCGTGCTTGCTTCTGGTGCGACACTAGCCAATGCAATGAAGCCTGAGCCAATTGATGTTAAAAAAGATAAGGCATTAATTCGCCCGTATGATTTTGACTATGGTGCAACGGGTGCTGCTGCGGAACCGTACTCTGGTAGCGGAGAGCGTTTGTATTTCAACCCAACATTTACTGCGCGTACACCGTATGAGGCACCGGGACCTGAGTATGCGGCTGCTGGTGGTTTGATGGGTTATGCAGTTGGTGGTCAGGTTGAGCAGATGTCCGCAATGAACTCTGTGGGCGCTAATACCGGGTACCCCATGGCAAGCATTGATACGCCGATGTACTCCAACCCAATGATGCAACGTCCAGAAGCTACGAATGTGTTGGCCCCATCCGCCGATGCCGGTGTGGGTACGTATACTGGTGAACTTCGTTTTGCTCGTGGTGGCATCTCGCATCTGGGTGACTACTCCGATGGCGGTCGTCTTTTGAAAGGTCCGGGTGATGGTGTTTCTGACTCTATTCCTGCTTCTATTGGTAATCGCCAGCCTGCCCGTCTTGCTGATGGAGAATTTGTCGTGCCTGCCCGAATTGTTTCGGAGATCGGTAACGGCAGTACTGAAGCGGGTGCGCGAAAGCTTTACGCGATGATGGACCGTGTGCAGAGAGCCCGGCGTAAAACAGTGGGTAAAGGGCAAGTAGCCAAGAATACGAAAGCTGAGAAACTGTTACCCGCATGAGTTACACGTTTCACCTTGGCCGGTTTAAAGAAACCTACGAGGAGCTTGAGCCCTTGTACCGACAGCACTACGCGGAAATGACAGAGCGGCTGGAGGCAGAAGGTATACCTTGTTCACCGTATAACCCAAGGCTGGATGAGTATATAAAGGCAGGGGACGGTGGCTGGCTGTTAACGTTTGTGTTACGCCTTGAAGGAAAAGCGGTTGGGTACAGCAACGTGTATATCACTAACGATATGCACAACAACGACCTGATTGCACAAGAAGACACGATTTTTGTGCTGAAAGAGCATAGGAACGGAGTCGGTAAAAAGTTAGTTAAAGTTATTCTTGAAGAGTTACGAGAGCGTGGAGTAAAAAGAGTATCAGTATCCGCGCTTACTGATTTGAGAGTCGCAAAACTTTGGAAGCGAATGGGCTTCAAAGAAGCGGCAGTTCAAATGCTATATACATTCTGAGGTCAATATGTGCTCACCATCACAACCAAGTCAACCAACTAGCCAAAACGTTACTCAGACATCCATACCTGAGTACGCAAGACCCTACGTTGAAAAAACGCTCGGTAAGACTGAAGCACTGTCTGAGACTCCGTACCAACCCTATCAAGGCGAGCGGATTGCTGGGTTTACCCCATTGCAGCAACAGTCTCAGCAGGCAGTTGCAAACCTTCAGCCAGCACAACAGCTTGGTATGGCTACCCAAATGGGTGGTATTGCAGGCTTGGGCGCTTTAGGTGCGGGGCAGAACTATGCGATGCAAGCGACCAATCCCTACGCCATGCAGGCATATATGTCTCCTTATGTTGAGGCGGCACTTGCGCCGCAGATGCGTGAGGCAGAGCGGTCTTCCGCTATTCAAGGTCAGCAAAACCAAGCAATGGCAGCGCAGCGCGGTGCGTTTGGCGGGTCCCGTACTGCTATTGTTGAGGCAGAGCGCCAGCGTAATCTGGGGCAGCAGCAGTCTGATATTTACAGCAGGGGTATGCAGTCAGCGTTTGAACAGGCGCGTCAGGCTCAACAGTTTGGCTCGACCCTTGGTTTGCAGGGGCTTCAGACCGCAGGGCAGATGGCGGGTACCTTGGGTCAGTTAGGCCAGACCCAGTTTGGGCAGCAGAAAGATATTATCCAAGGGCAGGCTGCGGCAGGTGCCCAACAACAAGGGTTGGAACAAAAGCGTCTGGAACAACAGTATTCGGATTTTGCGGCACAGCGCCAGTACCCGTATCAGCAGTTGGCGTTCATGTCGGACATGCTGCGCGGTCTTCCACTTTCGCAGTATTCGCAAACTATGTATCAGCAACCTACATCCCCATTAGCTACTGCGGCGGGCTTAGGTATGACTGCACTTGGCGCAAATAGAGCTGGGTATTTTGCGGATGGTGGCCTGACTGATCTGGCCCTGTACAACATGAGCAAGGATGAATCATGATCCCCGGAATCCAAGAAATCAAAGCACTTGCAATTAAGTACAGCAAGAAGCAGTTAGCTAATATGGCCCAAACGGGCCTGATCGATCCACAGAAAGCTGTGATGGCTGGCATGATGCGTGACCGCATCGCCAAAGAAGATATGCAGCCGCCAAGCACTACCGTGGCGCAGGACGTGCTGGGCATGGGTCCACAGGCACAACCACAAATGGGTATGCAGCCCCAGATGGGTCAACCCCAAGGACAACCACAACCGCAGATGCCACCTCCTCAGATGGGTGCGCCTATGGGACAACCTCCCGTCATGGCTGCATCAGGTGGTCTGACTGACCTGCCTGTAGATGTGCAAGACTACGCTGGTGGTGGCATTGTTGCGTTTGCAGATCGTGGGTTGGTTGAAGAAGAAACTATATACGACCCAGTGACCGGCGCGATAATTTCTGGCCCCTCCCCAGCTCCATACCGACGCACAGTACGTCCCGGTACAGCTTATGAGCCTAGTCTGCTCCAAGATATTTTTTCTGGTCGCCCTGTGGTAGAGACTCCAGCGGTAAACGCAACCGCACCAACCACCCCATCCACCCAAGCAGAAGTACGCCGAGTGGACAATGCCTTACCCCCTGACGCACCAACAGCACGTCGTGAGAGAACCGGACCAGCGCCTAGCGGACCAGCGCCTACTGGCAAATCTATGATATTAGAAGCCCCAACGTTCAAACCGTATGACATGAACGCGGTTAAACTCAAAGGTGCTTCTTTGGACATGCCAAAAATTGAGGAGCTTAAAGATATCCGTGCCGCCCGTCGCGCTGCGGAAAAGGAAGAAGGCGTCGATCCTGAGATGTACGACAAGATGATCAAAGGCGTTGAAGAGAAAAAGGGCAAGCTAGAAGGCAGAAAAGGCGAAGCTGCTGGGCAGGCTCTGATGATGGCTGGCCTTGGTTTGATCGGTGCCCGCCGTGGTGAGGAGTTCCAAGCTCTGGGTGCTTCAGGTCAGAAAGCTCTTACTGCTTACAAAGACGATATGAAAGACCTTCGTAACGCTTCTGAGAAATATGATGAGCGTATGGAGGCTTTGCGTATTGCTGACCAACAAGCCAAGAAAACCAACAGCGCCGCAGATATTGCCAAACGTGATGCACAAGAAGCTCGTGCACAGGCTGCTAGGTTAGAAATGTTTAAAGCTGAAAATGAACTTGCAAAAACTGGGGCGCAAGTTAGCGCAACCGTCCATGCTACGGAAAGCAAACGTGAAGTGGATCTATTCCAGACACGGCAATCTGCAACCACCGCGCAAGAACAGCTTAAGATGGAGAAATATAAGGCGGATCTTTCTGCTCGCGTTCAAGGTGCGTATACAAATGCTGTGCGGCAGGGACAACTTGACGAACGCCGTGCCCGTACGTTAATTGAAGCTGCTGACTCGTTCATCAAAAATAATGTCAACACCCCAGCATATTTGAATAACCCACAGCTTTTACAACAGGACGCGATGGCGTATGCTGATAAATTGGCGGGACGGTTTATGTCCAATACTCCAGCGGCGCGGAATGCCCCAGCGACGACACCAAGTAACAGACCCCCATTGAGCAGTTTCGGCGGATAATTTACAGGTAACACTATGGCATTCGATATCGAAGCGGCGCTCCGTGCTGGGTATACGTTACCTGAGGTTGTGGATTACCTCGGACAGCAGAAAAAATTTGATGTAAACGCAGCGCGGCAATCGGGATACTCCGATTCAGAACTTGTCCAACATCTTGGCGGTAGGTTAAGTGCACAAGGCCCAAAAACAGGGTTTATGGCAGGGCTTCGTGGGGGGTTTGAGAGCCTCAAGGGCGACATCGGTGCTATCGGTGCTGTGGCGGGTGTTGAAGGTGCCGAACAATATGCTGCCCAACAACGGGCAAAAGCTGCGCAGACTGTGCGCACCCCGGAACTTACTGAAGAGCCGTTTGAGTACGTCAAGACATTGTTGGGACAATCCATCCCTTACATGGCGGCTCCGCTATTGGCGGGTGCTGCGGCTTCTCCTGCCGGTGCGTTAGCTGCTGCCGGTGCAACAGGGCTAGTATCTGCTGGTCAGTTTACGGGCTCAAACATCACACGCCAGATAGAAGAAGGCAAGCAAGTCAAAGACGTTGATGTAATGAACGCCGTGGCAGCGTCTGTCCCTCAGGCCGCGCTGGATGTTGTTAGCTTGCGAATGATTCCCGGTATTCAACGTATCTTTGGTGCGGCTGGGCGTAAGATAACTGAGGAAGAAGCTAAACGAATTGCGGTAGACGGTATCTTAGGCACGACTGCAAACGCGGTCAAATCCTACGGTCCTGCTGTATTGAAGTCGATGACTGCGGAAGGCTTGACCGAAGCAGGGCAGTCTGTTCTAGAACGTGCGCAAGCTGGGTTGGATCTTACTGATAAAGACGCGCAGAAAGAATACTTCGACAACTTCATCGGCGGTGCAATCCTTGGCGGTACGCTTGCTGTTCCCGGACGTGCGTATGAGAAATCCCGTGCCAGAGAAGGGTTTGAGCAAGAACGCCGTCAGGCCGCTGCGGAAGAAGAACGCCGTAAAAAGTTTCCAAGCGCAACCCAAGCAGACCTGCCATTAGAAGGTGGTGTAGTTGAGCCTGAAGCACCTGTGGCTGTACAGGCGGGCAAGCAACGCGCAGAGATTGCGGATGCTGGGTTCCAGAATCAGTTTGCCCAAGATGTTGCTGCATCTGAACAAGATCGTGCCGCCGCTGTCCAGAACGTTGGTGAACTACGCCAGCAGCATGACACGCTTATGCGTGAGATGGACCGGTTAAAAGAACAAGTCTTAGGTAGTGGCGCTACTGCTGAACAGATAACAGCGGTTAATAACGCGCTTCAAAATGCGTCCGCAGAAGACGTAGCTAAATTAGCTAGTGGGAAACCAAGTTCCGCACCGTCTATCGCAGGGATAGACCCCGCGATAATTCAACCAATAGCAAGAGCGCAGGAGCTTAACACCGCCCGAGAGCAGATTGCTGAACAGATTGCCACGCTTTCTGAGCAAGTTAATGTACCTCGTCCCGGTACCCCTGAAGCTCGTGCCGCAGAGACCGAAGTAGCAACCAGCATTACTGAGTCCATGTTGGACACCGCAGGGTTGCCTCGACAGTCTGGGCTCTTCAAACAACTTGTAGGTAAAGACTTAACTAACTTACAGCAGCTTGATGAAGTGCAGCAGATTATTTCCCGTGCCCGTGCAAACCCTCGGGTGGCTGAAGATACTAAAGAGGCGCTGGAGTCTATCTACAATACAGCGTTTAATGCATACGCCCAGCAAGGAGAAATGTTCGGCCCACGTGGTGGAGTGCTTGAGCCAGTACGTCAACCTCGTGCGGAACGCGCATCCAAAGCAGATACCAAGATTGCTGAGATCGTTGAAGGTAAAGACCTCACTGACCCAGTGCAGCTTGAAGCGGTTCGTGAAGCGGTTACTGATTATGCAAATGGCCCAACCCGCACCGAGGCAGATATTGCTACAGCCAGTGCGTTTTTGGACACCCTTCCTTCTGCTTACCCGGAGGCCACCAATGTCATCGAGCCTACAGAATCTGTCCCACCAGCAGTTGAGCCTAGCCCTGAGTTGGCTGGACAGCCCGGACCCACACCCCCCGGAGGAGTTGCAGCATCTGGACCCGCTGGATTGGGCGCTGCTCCAGCAGTTACTGGAGAACCTGATGTGGGAGCGCCAGTACAGCCAACTGCACTGACAACGACACCAAGCGAAGTTGCCCCACAAGGAGTGCTGTTTCCTGAGCAGCCTACTGCTACGCCGTTCCCCCAACCACCCGCCGCTGCTCAAGCTGCTGGCGTACCCGCAGTAACAAAGCCCTCCGCACCACAACCCAGTGCCCCTGCGCAACTGGAAGGTCCAGCCCCAAGCACGGCGCTCACTACTGAGACTACGGACATCATTGAAGGCCAGACGCGGGTCATCGATGAGGAGACTATTGCTCCTGCGGTTGCCCAGTTACCAGCACCTGAGCAACAAGCACTTGCCGAGCATTACGGCGAAGAAGTAAACAGCCCAGCGTTCCTTGAGAAACTCCGCAAGGATATTTCTGACTTTGCTACCAAAGGTGCACAGGCCGTTGACGCGGCTATCCGCAATATCATTCGCAAGCTTCACGCTGCGGTGTTGGCTGCTGCTGTCATCATGAATCCAAACTTCATGAGTGCGCCGGTTCCAGTGGCGGTTCCACAAACAGTTACCACGATAGAACAGGTACAGGCCGTAGTGCCCGCAGAGGTTGCGAAAAACATGTCGCCCGCTGCGCAGATGGCGTTCGCTAACGTCTTCCCTGCTATCCAAGCTGAACTAAAAGCAAAGAATAAGTTCTTTGTCCTGACTGATAAGCCCAACGCACGGGTGTTTATTTTTACTGCGGATGGTAAACCGGTACTGGATAAGAAAGTTCTGTTAGGTCTAAGCCCCAAGGATTTTTATACCGGCAACACGGATATTCTATCAAACCGTATCACCCCTGCCGGGTTGTTTACACTTGGCTTGCGTAACGCTGCACGAGGCGGTGGTGAAGCAAAAACTGCTGGTGACTATGACTTTGGTAAAGTGTTTGTGCTGGACAAAGCCATTGATGGGGAGTACTCCGTCACGCTATTCCACTCCGTTTGGACAAAAGAGAAAGATGCCAAACAACGTCTGGCCGCGTTAAAGAAAGAAGGCGCGGAAGATTCTCGGTACTCGTACGGTTGCATCAACGTAGATAAAGAATCCTACAAGTACTTGTTGGATAACTACGAAAACCAGATGGACGGCGCAAAGATGTTTGTGGTGCCGGACAACCCAGATTCCACGATGGACTTCATTAACGGTAAGGCGGTAGATGCGGGGGATATAACTCGCCAACGCGCTGAACCTGTAATGCAGACAACCACCAAGACCGTGCCCGGCACCCCATCCGTTGCCGCTGCAAAATCCGAAATGCTCGGACGCAAAGAGGAAGGTACGGACGAGGCTACCAAACGTGCGTTATATCGTACGGGTGACAAAGGCAAGAAAGGCGTTTCGCGGGATCGTGTTGAACGGTTCCTCAGCCGTATCATTGACCGTTGGAAGAACGCACCAAAGATTGAGATTCTTCAAAACGCGAACGAGTTGCCAGAGGCCATCTATAACCAGATGATCGCGGACAAGGTCAAGCCTCCCGGTGCTTTTGACCCGAACACCCAAACGGTTTACCTCATTTCCGACCATATCGTTGATGAGCACGATGCGATGCTCACCCTGATGCATGAGACGTTGGGGCACTATGGTATCCAAGGTATTTTGGGTAACACTTACGGCAAGGTCATGGACGACATTTACAACGGCAATATGGCCGTGCGTAAACAAGCCATGGCTAAAATGGCCCAAGGGTTGGACAAGCAAACGGCAGTGGAAGAGGTGCTGGCCGAGATGGCAGAGAAGGGCGTGTACAACAACGCCATGCAGCGTATCTTTAACGCTATCCGTCAGTTCATCCGTAAGCTGGGCTACAACTTCAAGGCAGTTACCGATACCGAAATCCGTGAACTGTTGGCAAACGCTAACCGGTTTGTGTACAGCGGAGAGCGGCTACAAGCAGACACCGCTGAAGCTGCGTTTAAGGGCAAGCCTTTGTGGCGTGATACGTCAGACGCTTTTGACAAGTGGTTTGGCAACTCCGTGGTTCGTAACGAAAACGGTACCCCCAAGATGATGTACCACGGCACAGCCCGTGACATCGAAGAGTTTCGTCCAAAACAAGCGGGCGCTATTTTTCTGACGGATGACCCGAGGTTTGCTGAGAGTTTCGCTGACATGTCTGAAAACTATATGCAGCGTAACCCAAGAGAGTTTTTTACTGAAGCGCAAATAGAACAATTTAAAAAAGAAGGGGCAAAGGTTGCAAAAGCAAAGGGCACTGACTCTATTGACGAATACTTAGAAATAGCCCGCAACAATTTACCTTCTAACGCCAATATCATTCCGGTTTACGTCAGCGCACAAGACCCGTTTGATTATGAAAACCCCGAGCATATAGCCCGTCTAGCTAAAGCAAATGGTGGTTTAAGCTCTTTCATGCAAGCGGAAATCAGTAGAGGGTCATGGACAGACATTGAAAATAAAACTATTCAAACCGCAATTAAGGTCGCTGGCTTTGACGGGTTCTACGTAGAAGAAGGTGGCCGCAAGAATCTTGCCGTTTACGATAGCAGCCAGATAAAGTCGCCGTTTAATCGCGGCACCTATGACCGTTCGGATCGTCGCATTCTGTACCGTACTCGCAAAGAGAAGCCAGCTAACCTGACCCCAGATGGTGAGGCCGCTGCCGCGCTGAACGACCGCATGAAGGGTATCTCTAACCCACGCCCAGAAGGTGTGGACGAAGTTGCCAAGGGATTGTTGGGCTTGCCTAAGTTCTACACCCGTGGGGAGAATGACCCATCGTTCGGTGCTTACTTGCGTGGACAGATTGCAGATAAAGACGCACCAGCAAACGAAAAGATTCAGGCTGCGTACGACAACAAGATAGTCGATTCAATTAGCGGCAAGATACGTTCTGATCTGTTGGTAGACCAATCGCAAGACCATGCGGCTTTTGCCTCTCTCGTGCTTGAGAAGGGTGGGATTCGCATCGGTAAAGACGGTTTGGCTGAGGTGTACGACAGCCCGGATAACATGCAGAACGTATTCCAGATCATCACAGACAAGTTGGGTAAGCGTCTGGGTTCGGCTGATCTTGCTATGCAGGTTGCGCACAATGCAGGTATCGCCCAGCGGGCCGATGAGATTAATAAGTTCAACGCCGGTATTGAAGCTCAAGCACAAGCTGCCGAGAAGAAAGGCAACAAGACTGCGGCTCAGAAACTGCGAGACCAGAAAGTCACTGTCCGTGCATCTCAGGAAGAGATTGCCGCTGGGTTGGAAGCAATCAAAACATACCCTGAGATTAAAGAAGCATTGGACATGTTTGCCCGGTTTAACGATGGACTCATCGACTTCATGGTGCAGACAGGTCGGATCAACGAAGGTACTGCCCAAAACTGGAAAGCAAATACAGGGTACGTGCCGTGGACTCGGGTTGAAGAAGAGGTTAGCAACTTTGAGGTTGAGCCTGTCCGGGGTAAAGTCGGCCTGCTAAATATTGGCAAGTTGCCTATCCTTGACAAAGAAGGTAGCACCAAAGAAATCTCCAACATCTTCGACAACATGATCGGCCATACAAGCTGGGCGGTGCGTACTGCACTGACAGCCCGCGCTGCAAATGCGGTGGCTGAAGACTTGCCTGATGCTGTGGAGTTAAAGACAGACGATGCGCTTCAGCGAGAGTTAAAGAACAACCGCAGCCGTGTGGTCTTCACCTACAAGAACGGTGAGCGCACCCCTTACTTACTAGGTAGCGGTGCGGATATGGCAGCGTTTATGATCGCCCCAGATATTCTGCCGGGTATCGTCAAACCATTTAAATCCTTTGCGGATATCCTGCGTAACTTCGTGACGCACATGCCTGCGTTTGCATTGGGGCAGTTGATTCAGGACGGTACCTATCGCGGTATGTTGCTCTCTGGTGTAGAGCGTCCGTTCTCTATCCCACCCAAGGTCTTCAAGAACTTCTTTGAGGTTTTGACTGGGCAAGAGGGTACAGCTACTGAGATTGCCCGTCTTGGTGTGGCTGGTGTGTATGACGGTATGCCGGATCAGGTGATCGCCCGTGCCCGTGAAAAGTTTGGGTTAGCCGAGCGTAATGCAGCGCAAAAGGCATGGGGTAAGCTGGAGCAGTTCTCGTTGGCAGCGGACTTGGCGGTTCGTGCAGCTATCTATGAACAGACAATAGCGGAAACCAAATCTGATGCAATGCCTGAGGGTGACCGTACGTTGGCGCTCTACCGTGCCAAAGAGTACATCAACTTCAAACGTGCTGGTGCTAACCCAGTGGTCCGTGGTCTGCGTCATGTCGTGCCGTTTATGAATGCGTACATTCAGGGTATGGACGTTCTGTTGCGCACTATGCAGGGTAAGGGCGTGTCAACAGCAGAGAAGCGAAAAGCAATGCAACTCTTCTGGGCAACTGGTATCAAACTCGCCGGGCTCAATGTCATGTACACCTTGCTGGTTGGGGATGACGATGAATATAAAGGACTCGATGAGTATGAGCGGGCTAAGAACTACATCATTCCGGGTACAGGCGTAAAGATTCCTGTGGCACCGGAGGTAGGCTTCTTGTTCAAAGTTATGCCAGAGATGATGACGAACTACATCGTCAGCCAAGGCACCGACCGTCCAGAAAGCGCAATCAACTTCCGCCGTGCTTTTACCGATGCTTTTGTAAACTCGTACGGTGGTATGAACTTGACTCCACAGTTGATCAAGCCTGCATTGGAAGTGGGTGTTAACTACTCGTTCTTTACCGGCAATCCAATTATCGGTCAGGGCATGAAGAATGTAGACCCGGCGCAACAGTTCACCAGCGGTACGTCAGAATTGGCAAAAGCTATTGGGGGTCTCACCAACGTCTCCCCAATGAAGTTGGATTACCTTATCCGTGGGTACACCGGTATGCTGGGTGCGTTTGCACTGGATGCGACTGATGCGCTGGCTAACCCAGACCGTATGGACAAACCGATCAATAGGTTGCCACAGGTCAGCACTTTTATGTACGACCCGACCGGACGTGGGTACAAGTCAGACTTCTATCGGTTCCGCGAGGATGTAGACCGTGTGGTGGATACCGTCAATCTGTTCAAACGGGAAGGCCGGGGCCAAGAGTTGTTGGAGTATCTGACCCCTGAACGTGCGCAGATATACGCTATGCGGGGTGTTGTCAGTAAGGTGCAGGACACCCTTAGCAATCTGCGTAAACACCGCAACATCATTGCCAACGACCCCAACATGTCCGGGGAAGAAAAGCGGCGAATCACGGACGATATATTGGCGCGGGAAAAAGAAATCCTCTCAGCGTATAACGTCCCGGCGTTGCGAGAGATGGCAGGGCGATAAAAAACCCCCCGCAGCACGGATGCCAGCGGGGGGAACACTCAACTTCCCTTGGAGAAAGATACGAGTGCAAGTAGCATATCACGCTACGCGCCAAACCCGCAAGCCGTACCTTCCCTTCTCCACAACGTGTTTACATATAACCTGCATCCGTAGCCGCTCGGCTTCTTTGCGCACAAACTCTTCCACCTCTGCCCGGTTCAGGCAGGGGACAAAGAAAGACATACCGGGCTCAAGCTTCCCCCAGTCAATCCACACCGATAGGTTCAGGAGGCGGAGCATTGAGTAGTATCTCTTCGTCAAAGAAGCCCAGCTTGGATGCATCAAACACCAGCGCGTAAACATTCTGCGCGGTGCTGGCAACGGTGCCTGCAAACATGCGTTTCTTCTTCTGACCCTGATACGCACCTGCCTTGATGTATGGCTCCAATGACCCGTCAAAGCTCATGGAGTACTTGCTGCAATCTTCCCGATAAGGGCGCACCGCAACGAACAGCAGCTTGGTATCTGGCTCATACCGTACGGTTAGTGGGCCGCGTGGCTCCCGGATGGGGGAGTGCTCAATCCCTGTGCGCTTGTCCATCGTACCGTTGATCACCAGAATCTCGTGGAAGTGCCTTTGCAGGAACGCGCCAAGGAAGTCCTCGCTGTCGAACATGGACTCCTTGTTGGATTTCCGGGTGTCTTTCACCCACTGCACCGCCATGTCGAACACAGGCTTGGTAGGAATGTCGTGCAGTCCCAACTTGCCAGCAATAATCCCCCCTGCCAAACCCATAGCTAGTCCGGCTGACCAGAAGCGTTCGTTGCTTGTGATGCCCGCAGCGCGGTCTACCTTCTCGTTGACCCGGTTTATGAAATCAACGGTGGCAGGTAGGTTGGTCATCACGTGCTGCATGAATATCGTAATGGCATGGCCGTAGTTGTTGTTCAGTCTGCCAAAGTGCCGCTTGGCTTGAATTGCATCCATCGAGGTATCAATGCTGAGGTTGCCTTCCAGTATGCGCAACAGTTCCGGCTCCGGGAACGACTTAATGGACAACAGCGCGTCGCGTATAAACTTGTTGCTGGTAGAGATTGCGGGGAGCTTCCATGTCGTGGTGTTGACGCGCTCCACGTTGGCCTTGGCGGACATTCTGCCTTTGCCTTTACCTGAGGTAATGTCGTACACCAGATCGGACATCATCTCGGGCTTCATGTTGGTCAACTCGTCGATGGTTGCCGGGATATGTTGCAAGATACCAAACCGTTGCAGCCTGAAGTTGTGTGTGTCTTTATAGGTCATCAACAGCGCATCAGGATTGCCGTAAATGCTGTTGATAGCGGAGAGCAAAGTGGACTTACCGGTGCCGCCTTCACGGCTGACCAGATTGAGCAGAAACCCACTCAGTGCACCCTCCGCCACAAACTTCATCAGCGGCCCACCGAACCCCATGAACAGCGAGAACGCACGAAGCTCCATGCCCGGGTGCCGATAGTGGTTGATGACATCTTTCCATGTTTCGAGATCGCCTTTGACCCCGAACGCTGGCACCAGCGGAAGTGTCGCTGCGGAAGGTGGGCTGTACTCAATAGTGTTCGGACGGATTTCTCTGTCCCCAATGATGAACCCGCTGTCGTCTGACAGCCACCCAAACTGCTTACGCGCAATCTCAGCTTTCCCCATTGCTTGCAACTCTTCTACCCAGCGTGTGGTGTACATCATTAACTTCTCCTGTTTCTTACCAAGGGCGGTCACACCCTGCTCGGCAACAGTGCCGATAAACTTTTCTTTGGATAGCACATCCCGCAGCGGCATGATGAAGTCCCGTACCCCATCCTTGGGTAAATGCAGGCGCATCATGATGCACTCACCGTCTTCCGGGTCATACAGGCGCTTCACTACATAGAAGTCGTATGGGAAGATGAGTTCATCTTTATCATCTTTAATGTCTGGATCGCCCTTGCGGTAGATACCGCCAACATTTCCTCGAAAGAACGGAAACGGGTATTTGGGTATCGTGTATGTGCGGATCTCTTTCGTAACCGGCTCAATCGACTCAACGACTTTCTCATCCTCAGTAGGCTCAATGACCTCTCGCCCAATCTGAATCGGGGAAGTGACACGCTGTTTACAATCGGCGCAAAGGGCCGGAGAGAGTTTTTTAAACGTTTCGCAAGTGTACGGGCCCTTAGTCTGCGCAGCTTTCTTAATTGTCGTGTTCGCGTTGTACTCAGGGTGCTTGTTGGATAGAACATGAATACCCCTTTCTGCGTCCACACAGTGATGTGCAATCGATAAACCCGCCCGCCACAATGGCTCTTCGACGGAATCTTGGTTCTGATAGATGTGCTTGATCTGCGCACAACCCTCATCCTGCACCGACTTGAGCAAAATGGTTTTGAAGCGTGACTGATAGTTGCCCAGCAGTGCCAGCGTGGTTGGATCAATTGACCGCTGAAACGGGCGCTCTCCGGGGATTTGCAGCTCGTTGATGACAAACTTCTCGCGCAGGGCTTCGATACCTACACGGGTGCCCGCCATGATCAGCTTGACTGGCTGGGGGTCATCAGGGTTTTTGTAGTTGAGCGTGTCCGGGATACGCAAGATACGTGCAACGTCCGCAGTGACTGCCGGATCAGCATGGAGCCCATGTGCTGTACATAGTGCCTTTAGACCTTCAGCAAGACCACGCCACTCTTCCTTTGGCACCGGCTGCTCAACAACCCAGTACACATGGACGCCTCGTCCAGAATTGACGACGGCGGTTGGCTTCGGTAGTCCGACTTTCTTTACAAACTCTTTTAGCGCCGCAACACCTGCGGCCTGATCTGCATACGGCTTCCCTGCACCACAATCAAGGTCAAGGAAAAAAGAATTCAGTTGTGCTGCGTTGTTAATCGTGCGTCCGGAATCATCGGTGTATGAAGCCAGCGCAAAATAGGCATCGTAGTTCTTGTGCAGTAATGCGTCTGCATAGTTATTAATCTCCTCGATTGAGGTGACAAATATTTGTTTTGTTTTTGCATCCTTCTTCAGCCCTACCACGCAGTACGTACCTGTCGGTGGAAGAACTAAAGACAGAAAGTCTGTCCTCGTCAGCATAGCCGCCCCATCAGCCGTCTTTTAAAAATAAGGTAGGCAGGGATAGTGACGGCAACTACCCTTTTCGGGTGCGCTCCCTAGCCTCCTTAACCTTTACACTAAGTCTTACTCAGTAGCTGCTTCACTACCTTGGCAACTGCTTCTTGATGTGACGGGGGCACGTTAGTCTCCCCCTTAAACCAATTGTAGATAGTGGCGCGGGTTACCCCGAAGTGCTCTGCCACATCTACAGCCGGAATGTCACGATCAATACACAGGTTACCAAGCTGGACACCTAACTTACCGGTGTCCGCTGAGTTAACTACCCGTGCGAATTTGGATGAATATCCGTTACTCATCGTCCCACTCTTCAAGGATTTTGCTTACGTCTTTCTTAGGCGCAGGGGCTTCTGCCTTTTTGGACGTACGCTTCGTCGGCTCAGGTGTATCTTCTTCCTCAGCAGCATCCGCAACACTTGCAGCTTGAGCCTTCGGTGCCGGGGCTGATTCAAATGCTTCGTTACTATCGGCATCTTTTACTCCATCTGCCTGCGCAACGGTCATGGTGATAGCCTTGGTAGCATCAGGGGATGTACCCTGTGTAATAGCATCATTGAACTCATCCGTTTCCAAGAACCGGGTTGGCTTGAACGTCAGCTTAGGTGTGGAGCTATTTGTATCAAACCGCATTTCAGTCACTACGGAAGTGATAGGCGCACCCTTGCTTGCGATCATCTTTGCGTAAGTTTGCAAAGGCCACTTACCGTTCTCACCCGCACCAAAAATCGAAGTAGCAGGAAGGGTAAGCTGGTATACGTCACCTGCAACATCGTTCTCCAAGACCACCGCTAAACGCTGCTGGAAGCGGCAAGCACGGCTTTCGTTCTGGCCCGAACCCTTGATATTCTGTGGGCAGTCTGCGCACTTCTTAGCTTGTGGGTTCTTTGCCTTAGCATCAGGAAAGTCTCCGTCTGCTGACCAACAATCGGGTGGGGTTACAACACCTTTCTTGTAAGTACCTGCGTAGTAAATGCGAGATACCTTTGGGGCTGCGGCAACGATAACAACATTCATTGACCGTTCTTCATTCTGGGCAACTTCTTTACCGTTGACCATCATGCGCCATACACCGCCTTCTATGGAGATACGCTTACTATCGCCACCACCGCCACCCATCAGGGCTTTAGTTGTTTCGTCAAGTTCCACAGTTTTGAGGTGTGCGGGCAGACCTTTGTTGAGCAGGGTAAGTTCGCTCATTGTACTTTCTCCTTATTTACGACGGACAACAACCGAATAGCGGCTGTCAACATTGAGACCCGGCGGATGCAGGTCTGGGTTTTCTTCAAGGAACGTGGACATGTTGGTTTGTGATACACGCTTCTCCAACAACTCCATTGCTTCATGTTCCTTCAAGAATGCATAGAACGAATGCCAATCATTCGTCCAGTAACGCTTCTTCACAGTGCGGCTTAGTGTGCCGTAAGGTGTGCGTATGCTGTCAGCACCAATGGCTTTACATGCTTCCAGCAGTTGCGCTTCAATTATATCCAGCGACTCTTTGAGGTCACTGTCTTGCTTCTCAAACTCGTCCGACAGTTCTTTACGGGCATCGCGTATCTTCACGTATGCCTTTACCAACTTATCAGTCGGTATAGATTTAGTTTCTTCACTCATCACCTTCCTCCTCATCAGACAAGCATAGAAGTTCTTCTATCTTGGCTATCCTAGTTTGCACGTCTTGCACATAAAACAAAACAAGCTCACGCAAATCACCGGGGAGTGGGGGCATCATCGACACATCAATTTTTTCACTCATCGCTTTCTCCAAGGGTTACTACAGCTACAGAATAGAACTATCATTTGACACTGTCAAGGACTTTATTCATCTTCCAGCAAATTTTTATATAGGTCGATCATTCTGGAATGAATATCAATCTTTGCCTCCAACATGGCATACATACGTTTCTCTACAGGTGAGCCTTGCAGGTGAATTACAGTGACAGGATTGCGTTGCCCTGCGCGGTGCGGACGGGCGTTACATTGCAGGTAAGTCTCCACAGACATAACGGGGGACCAGTACACCACAACGTTTGCAGCCGTTAAGGTTACACCATGTGACGCTGCTTGCGGCTGAATAATTAGCACCCGTGGGTCAGGTTCTGTTTGGAATTTATTAAATATTTCGGTACGTTTGTTTACAGAAACTTCTCCACTGATGATCTCAGCGGTATAGCCTGATTTTTTTAGCTCTTCGTTAATTATCTGGATGCTATGTTTGTAGGGCACAAACACAATGACCTTGTGGCTTGCTTCGTCAATAACTTCTTTGAGTGCGGCCATCCGGTTCGATGAATCAAAAGCAACAGTCTCCCCAGTATCTGAATATACTGCACCGCACGATATCTGAAGGAGCTTATTCAGACTGGCGGCTGCATTGACTGTGGTGATCTCTTCCCCGGCGGCAACGGCTACCATGTGCTTGCGTAGGTGCTCGTAGTATTTCAACTGCTGTGAGGTCAGCGGGATGTCTCGGGTAACGTACGTAATCTCAGGGAGATCAAGGCACTCTTCCTTGGTAAACCGGATCGCCGGTTGCAGCACGTTGTGCACGATAGACTCTGACTGTGGGCGCGGGACGTACTTAAACTGGGTGATCTTCTGCATCACCATGTCACGGAAAGACCCAAAGAACTTAGGCACTCCGGTCGGGTTCACGATCTTGGCCAGCCCGTACGCATCGGTCGGTGCTTGAGATGCAGGAGTACCGGTCAACATCCACACCCATGTGCTTGGTTTGATGATTGAGTTCAGTACCTTCCAACGTTTTGTTGAAACTGTTTTATATGCGTTAGCTTCGTCCACGACAATCAGGTCAAACTCTTCCTTGGCCACGGCTTCTTTGATGATGTCCAGCCCGTCAAAATTACAGATGACGAACTCCGCATCGGACTGCACAGCTTTAATACGCTTCTCGCGGGAGTGGCTATGGGCAAGTGCCACAGTGCGGTGCATCGCAAATTTAAACAGGTCGTTCTGCCACGCTGACTGCATGATCGACAGAGGGCACAGGATCAGCACCCGCTTGATGATACCTAACGACATCAGATAATCCGCTGCCCAGATGACACTGCCGGTCTTGCCGGTGCCCTGCTCGTTAAAACAAAAAGCGCGACGATGTAAGGTCAGAAATGCTGCGGTATCTTTTTGATGGTCGAACGGTCGATGCAGTCCGGGCCACTTGTACCGTGACATGATGGGTGACGGCACGTTCTTGATACGCAGGTTCTTCAACACCTGCGCTTCTTCCAGCCCCCACTTCACCAACACTTCACCGGTTTCCAATATCTTGCTTTTTGGGATGATCTCTGTAATGCGCTCCGGGTGCTTGGTACGCACCAACAACGCTTTGTCTTCAATGATCTGCACTGATTATTCCTTTCCCATCGTATGCTTCGCCAAGGGTACGTCCTGCGATTTCATGCAGTAATCTGTTTCGGTTATCCGAACTCTCTGTAAGAAACGTGTTGTCTTTAAAAACCATAATTCCTGACCATAGCCGCGTATGGCCGTCCCAGCACACATCAACTGCTATTCCTTGTATCGCTAGTAATGCAACAAGCTCATCCTCTGTCATGCGCCTCTCCAAGGGATAACAGACCAAAGTGACATTTTCACTTTGGTCAGGTGTTACGTTTCACACCAACACGACTGACCACTGCTATTTCCCCGTCTTGCTACCACTGAGGTGTCTAGAACTCGTGGCTTCCCGCTTCTGGGTTAGTCCGCTTTACGTTTTCACGTCCAGCAATGGTCATGCGTGTTGGCCCCCGTCTTTCCGGGGCGTCATGTTGCTTAGTTACAGTAGGTGTTGCAGTTACCGGCGCTGTCGCAACAGGTGGTGCAGTAGACGAACCGCCCGTTGTACTGATAGCTGTACGAAGAACATCCAGCGTACGCAAGTCCTGCGGACATAAGTGCCCAGACCACAATTAAGTATTTCATAGTTTCTCCAAGAGTTTAGTTCCCCGTCTTTCCGGGGTGTCATTTACTCGCTACGTCTGTGCCTTACTGGTTATCGCCACAATTCCCGCAAGCGGGTCAGAGGCATCACAGCATCCGCTTTCAAACTGGTGGGGAGACAACTTCCGGCGTGGAGTGAACTGACCAAAGCCCCTACACCACCTTCCACGTTCTCCCCGTAGTCTTACTTCTTTCTCTCGCGCTTGCTTGTCTCTGATACCAAAGCACCGGAGGAACTGCGTTTGAAAGAACGATTCTTTGCGGCACTCTGGATGCGGGTGCCATCTTTATTTGCACCGCCTTTGGACAACGCCTTTACGTGGGCGATATCTTTGCCTTCACGCTTGTCAGCTTTGCCGTTGCCGTTCTTATCTGCACCGGTTTTATCTACCGCACGGCGGGCGCGTTGGCGCTCCATCCGATCAGGGTGTTCTGCACGTTTCTTTTGCATCTCGTACTCATGCTTGTACGGACGCGGTGATTTTGTATACGGCATATCAATGTGCCTTTCCGTTATGTATACAGTCAGTCACGGGGCAAAAGTTTTTGCAGGTGAAGTTTGGCTTTGGGTTCCACACGTTGACTGCCATACAGGTCTCCAGTGTGTGGGTAGTTTCCAGCCATTTAATCCACGCCTTACCTCTGCCCTCGTCGTTAATATATTCTACCTTTACGAAATCTTTTACAACCACAAACAGCAGTCCTGCCTTAATTTTTTTCACCTGTGGGAAGTGCTTGAAGATTGCCAACGACAACAACTCCAACTGATCGGTATCGGCGTACTTGCTGGACTTGCTGGTTTTGTAATCCACCAGATAGGCTTTGTCCTCGTCGATAATTATCAGGTCAGCAATCCCCCGCCACCACACATCATCCGCTTTGAACTTGCAGGCTTGCAGGTTCTTGGTCAGCCCCATCTCGTACTCACAGTACCGGGTGCCTTTGATCTTGGCCAGCGGGTCAAGCTGCTCCTGCAAAAACGAATACTTGGCAGGGATAGGGGTGCCGTCTCGTAGATAATCCTCAGCAGCCTTATGCACCGCCGTGCCATACAGCAGGTGTTCTTGTATGGGCTCCACAATATCTTTGGCTATGCGCAGCCGGTAATATTTCTGTGGGCACTGCTTGAACAAGTTGATGCTGCTGTATGACCACGTGTACTTCAAGTTAGCACTCCCCATAGGATTCAGCGACTCCTGATTCGCAGTTGAGCGGTAGACCGGTCGCCCATGCGGGAGTCCATCGCATACAATCCTCAACATACGCTTGCGCCAGATTTGCCTTCTCCTTCAAAGCGATACAAGCCACGGCATCATGCACAGTAAGTACGGTTTTGTACCGTTTACCGATCTTGATCATCTGCTCTGCAATGACGCAGCGGGCTAGTGCTTGGCAAAGGTTCTCAATTACTTTACCGCCGTAAATCTTCGTCCAACCCATGCGGGTCTTGTACTCAAACTGCTGTCGGCCTTGCGGGTCAGTCACCATACGCAGCATGTCGTAGCGTAAAGGAAGCCCATTTGGCAGAACAAATCCGCGCATCGCAGGGTCAAACTGTAGCACACCCTCCCGGCCTACGGAAGCCATCTGCCCCCGAACCATCGCACCCAGTGCGTTCTGTGCTTCCTTCCACAGTGCTGGAATCCGAGCGTACGTCCTGCGGTATATCTCGATAATTCGCTTACAGTCATCCAGCGAGATGTCTACGTTAAAGGTCTTCAACTGCGCCTGAAACTTATCCCCACCCCTCCCATACCCGGCCCCCCGAATCGTGGTCTTCCCCACAAACCGTTCAGGGTCAGTGATGTCCATCACATCCTTGTTGTAAATCTGCGCCGCCATGATCTTGTATGGATCGTACTGCATGTCCTTCTTTGGCACCCCGGCAGCAATCTCCGCATTGTTCTTCTCAAAGAACTCGACCAGATCTTCCTGCCCAGCCAGCCACGCCAGCGTCCGCGCTTCAATCTGCGAGGAGTCCGAGTCAATCATGACGAACCCCTTGGGTGCCCGGATAGCGTTCTTCAGCTTGCCTGCGTTCTGTCCACGGCTGGGTAGGTTTTGCAGGTTGACCTTGTCATCCCCACCCCATCGACCAGTATGCGCTGCGTAGTAACGCAATGGAACAGGAAGCGAGCCACGCTTGGCTATATCTATAAAGCGTTGCGTACGTGTCTCTTCAAGTGTAGACTTATTGCCGAGTCGGGCAGCGACCAACGTCTGCACCCGCAGGTCAGGGTGTTCCGCAAGTGCCTTGAACTCCTCGTCTGTCTTGGCAAACGCCCATGCTTCCTTGCCGGTCTTGGCACTCACCTTGCGGGGTAGGTACTCAGCAGACTTGAACACAGGCTCCCCGGTCTCCTTGTTCTTCAGAGCCAGCAGCAGGTCTGCAAACTTATCGTTGGACATCAGCAGGTCTTTGTCGGCCTCGGCTGCTTTGAGCAGGCGTTCCTTACGTCCCTTAACTTCTTCTAGGTGCTGCTCCAACAACGGTAAATCCAACTCCAGAACAGGCTCCACAAACATCTTCAGCGTTGCGTCGATGACCTTGAGTTCCAGCTTCGGGAAGCCCTGCGCCATCATCAGGTGGAAGATGTCATAACACAACTGAACGTCGTTCTTACAATACTCTCCATACTGGGCGAGTTGTGCCGGTGCGAATTCTTTACGGCGTAGTCCCAACGCATCGACTACTTCGTTACCTTTCTCGCCAACTTCATAGTGCGTTGCCAGCTTCGCGAGACTACCCCCCACAGATACGCCGTGGATCGCACGTGCCATAGACAAAGTGTCCAACCAGCCTTTTGCCTTAATCCCGAAAAGCCATGAGAGTATTGCCCCATCAAACGCGGTGTTGTGCGCGAGTACGAAAGAGTTTTGCCAGTCGTACTGCATGAGGAACCCCAGCGTCTGAAGCGCATCACCACTGAACCATTCCGTTTCACCATCATTCTCCTTGATGCCAACTCCGATCACCTCGAAGTCTGGGTGACGTACGTACTCCTCCGTAGTCATCTTGGAGAAGCCGAACTCTTTGCTGTAATAGGACTCAAAGTCCACGGTAATTAGGTTCATACTTTGTATCGTCCTCGGACTTGGGAAGCTTGAAAAGTCAGGGTTTCCTCTGCCTCGTCTTTTCTTTCTTCCCTAAACAATTCCTTCAGCACCATCGCGTCAAACTCCATGCGGCGTACGATCTTCAGTTGCTCGTGGATGCGGCCCTTCTCCGACTCAGTCAGTGAGTCTTTGAAATAGTCTTTGTACATAAAAGCCCATCGCCCACGATCCGGACCTGCTTCAAAGAACTCGTGCGGGAATCGTTTCATCCTGTCGATGACGGCATCTACTCCGGAAAACTGTTCCGCATTTTCTTCGTTCATTTGTATACCCCCAAGGCTTTAGCAGCGTTCGCATATTCATTAGCCGTCACCAACCCTGTTAGCTCCATTTGGTGGTGTGGTTTATAAACTTCTTTACCCATAAGCGTTCTCTGTTCCTCATCCGGAGCGAGTATGGTTTTCATCACAGCAGAATGAAAGTTCTTACGGTTAGCTTCGCGTAATGATGTGGTAACTGTTGCTTGCTCATATACGCTAAGGACACCCCAGTAGTTGCGTATGACTGACCCCCACCGGCTGCTATATAACCGGTCGTTCTGCGTATCCACAGCTAACCCATCAAACTCTTCTGGGTGGGATTCCATCCGTGCGACTACCAACTTCACACCTTCATGCAGTTCGTTGTCTTGGCTCATAGTAGCTTCTCCAGTTGTGCAATCTTTTTGCCGGGGTGCAGGAGGCGCACTCGTTTATCTTCGTTGTTACCCACCATATGCATCAGGCCCGCTTCAACCAACTCTTGGATAGCTCTGTGCGTAGTGGCACGGGAGGCACCGTTGTAAAGTTTAAGTAGCTCCGTTACCTTCACCGCCCCGCCCTTAGCCCAGTACCCATCCGCGATACCCAGCAAATGAATCTTGTTCATGTCCAGCGCAAACGCTTTCTCAAGCTTGCCAATTGTGTTTGCCCACTTCAATACTTTGCTCATCACTTTCTCCTGTAGCTGTAGTAATAATTCGGCCTGCCGCCACCGTTTGGTGTGACCCGGTAGTTTCTGAAAATCTTCTTCTCTTGCAACAACTCTGTTACGTACCGTCTAATACTCCTGTGGTGCAGACCCATCCGTTGCGCCAACTCCACCAGCGATAGTGCGTGGTCACGTTTTAAAATAGCCAGCACGTCCAACTTGCGCCCTGTCTTACGGTTTGTGTTTCTGATAGTTGACATCTTTCTCGATCCTATCCAGCATCCAACTAACATCTTCAAGGTTCTTCTCGTTGACTACCAGCGAATAGCCCCCTGCACTGGATACTCTGGCAAGGTTTTTTATCTGTAGTGCGGTGGGTCGGTTATCCCCAGCCTTACACTCGATAGCAAAAAACTTTCCTAAGTAGCACCCAACAATGTCAGCAATACCAGAAGCACCAAACCCGTGCGTAGCAGGTAAAAAATAAAATACCTTGCGCACATCGAGTTGCTTGCGGACGTTGTCCTTAACTTTCTTTTCTGGTGTCGCGCCCATCGTCTTCCTTTATCAATTCACGAATCTGCTCGATGGACAAATCTGTTTTGTCATACACACGCAGAATAAAATCCGGGGATACTTGGTTGGTCTTGTAGCGCAGCTTACTGATGCCGCCTTGTGTCATGCCCAGCAGGTCTGCCAATGCCCGACTGTTCTTCAACTCGTAGCGTTTGATCAGATGGTCCAACAGTCTATGTTCTGGTATAGGTACGACTCTCATTTATTTCCCCCCTTTAATCAAAGCGCCCAAGCGCGTTGGCGTACCTGCAATCATAAGAATGTCCGCTGCCTCTGCTGCTTCATCGTCAGTCATGTTGTTCAGGTTTATGGTTCTGCCGTCCTGTGTCTGCACCGCTTCGATGCTGCCCATGACTGCTTTGTTCTTCTCAAGGAAGTCGATAATGCTTTGTCGTGCTGTACGTATTTCACTCATGTGTTCTTCTCCTTTAGTTTGGCTTCGATCTGGTCAAACAGCTTGCGTGTATACCCATCAATCGGTAATGAACCCCACCCACCAACGATCTGTTTAATTTCCTCATCCGTCAGCCCAACCCACTGACGTTTAGCGCGGGGTTGATAAGCCGTGGGATCGTTGCCGATAACCCATGCCACGCAGGAATTACCTGCGCTGTTCTTTCTGGTCAGTGCCTGCGGATGATGGCGTATCTTTCCTTCCTTCCACAGATCAGTGAAGCGTCTGCGCACAGTGTTAATCAAGCCGCCATGCACCTCGACAAACTCATCAGGCGTTAGTCCTGCCAACTGCCCCGCCCGCTCCAGTTCCCCAAGGATTTGCAGCTTGATACTGTTTGCTGACTTTAAAGCTTTTGAAAAAGCTTCAATCTCACTTGCCCACCCATTCGAGTGCGTGTGGCTACGCAGGTCCGTCATGTGTTCTTCTCCTTTAGTTTGGCTTCGATGGCGCGGGCAAAAACAGCAAGCAACGGCACTTCAACATGATGCAGTCCATCAAACACAGTTAGCATTCCAATTTCTTCATCCGTCAGCCCCTGCCATTCTCGCTCTCTCGCTATTACTTCGTTCACCAAAACAAGTATCTCCTCATCGCAATCGTTCACCGCTTTAAACGCCACACGGTTTAGTCCTACTTTGTGAAATAGCTTGTTGTATTCGTCTCTATTCATTTTCTACCCCGCCATTCTTTGAATACGCTCCACCCCTCAATCAAAAGCAAGCCAGCGAATACCCAAAGCAGCACAATCGACGGGATGATGGCTAACCAAAACAAAATATCTTTCATAACTTATGCCCCCTACGTTCTTGCGCCCGCTGCTCCCGCATCTGCCGACACTTCTCCCGAACCTCGGTGCTTATGTCAGGACTAATCTCTGACACACCACAGGGTAGTGGCGGGTTTGTATTTACCGCCTTGTACCCGAACACAACAGTGAACAGTGCGATAGTTATATAAAACGCGACGGCAACGATCTCAGGTGGTTTCATTTCTTGCTTTCATCATGGCGTCTGCCCAACCATAAGCAGACTCAGGAACCCAACTACCCCACGCCCCGCCTGTGTTTAGGATTTGTGCTTGCAGCTTTGGGTTAGACAACAAACCCTGCATCGCCTTCGCCGCAAAGTAATCGCGCAAGTCCATGCCCTGCTGACCCGCCATGTTTGGAAACGCTTTCATTCTGCTTTCCCCTTTATTAAGTCTATAAGCTCACAATAAGCTGCTTTGCTTGCCTCGTGTGTCTTTGCCAGTACCACCTCATGCGCTACCTCATGCACTCGTACGAGCTGGCGTAGTATTGCCGCTGTCTCAAGGTCGTTCTCTGTGCGTGGTGCTTCTTCTAATGCGTTAGCTAGGCGGATAGCCCGTCGTCTGATACTCATTCCTCTTCCTCGTTAGCTTCTAAATAATCTGCAACTGCCCACACCGCCATAGACTGCGCTAATGTATTCGTACCCATGTTCAGACAGATACTTGATATGACACTGGCTATGGTGTTAGGCGTAACTTTTAACCGCGCCGCAACCTCCCTACTGCGCAGTCCTTGCGCTAGTAGCCGCATCACCAAGTCTTGCCTCGGAGTTAGCTGGCCGTCTTTGAGGGTGCGCGAGTGCTGGTTGCCTAAGTTTTCACCCTTCATTTCCCAAACCGGGGCTTCTTGGGCTTGGCCTTGAACCCCATAGCCTTGAACCGTGCAGCTAAGTCGGTTGACACTGCGGGTGTGTAGTCAAACCGATCATCAAGAATCGTCGTGGCTTTATCCAGCTTGGGCTCTTCTTTCTTCGGTTGCTCTTTCTGGTCAATCAGTTTTAATTTAAAGTTTTGCATGCTATCTCCTCGTCAAATGGTCCACCGTAAACAACTAAGAATTGATCTGCCTTGTGCCTGTACCCTACATCACGCACGAACTGACCGTCCTCTAT